TTAGTGCGTTTCAAGCTTCATATAGACTTCTTCATCGGCGACCATATCTAATACTTTCTCGGTAAACGCCTCAGAACATTCGCTAGACCACTCAGCCTCTTCAGTGAAGTCTCTGGTCAACATCGGCAAAAAGCTCATGTGCATGTATTGCCCATCGTCCATTTTAATCGCTTGCACCTGGTCTGGATGCTCGACCAAATCCCAGCTTTCAGGAATATCTAACTCCACTTGGATAGTGACTAATAATTTTCTCATGTTGTTTCCTTGTTTGGGTAAGGTTGAATGACTAGCCACTGCAGGGATTGTTCAAGTTGATCAGCACAGGCTACTCATGTGATAACGCGTCACCTACAGATGATAATACTGCCTAGGCCGCAGCACAAACGCATTTAACCTCACGGAAAAATCCCTGAGGTTTTTATGTACAAAGGCTATTAAGATAGCATCAAAAAAAACAATAAAGGAAGCACCTTGGTGCGACAGATGACGACATATTGCTTTTCTAAATACTTTGAATTTAAAGCTAGAAATCACGTAAGTGATTTTTGGCGTCCCCACGGCGACGCGACACTATCCCCGCATGCATTTACTTTATTAAGCGCCTACAATTGGCCGCGTAAGTTATCAGACTATCGAATTCGGATCAACAATAATCGGCTAAGTCCAAAACAGGAGAGAAAGCATGCAAGACTGGAGAACACCAGTAGGATATTTGAGGCGCCAATTAATTAACGCCAAAAAAGCCGGATTAAATCAGGTTGATATATCAGCACTCGAACATGCTATCAACGACATTGAAACAGACATGGCCATTCGAGATAAATATGAAATTCTCAATCAAACCAATAAAAACTGGATTGAAGAGTTTTCAACTGCCTATCAGAAAAGCCTAAACAATTATGCAGAGACGCTTGATAAACAGAGCGAGATACATAAAAAATATACGCAATTGATTATAAGCGCGGGCTACGCTGCTTATTTCGGCGTTTGGTCGATAGCAAAAGACATTATTGAAAAGTCTAATATTCATGCAATACACTTGGCAAAAATATCAGCCATATTTGTATTAATCTCGATTACTTCATTCATCATTCTTGAAGTCATAAGAATAGGTATTGACGGTTATAACGTAACAGTTAGAGCCGATATTTTATTTAAGGCCAAGCTGGAAGACTCAATGCTTATTTCAGAGCAAAAGTCTAGCGAACACCAGGCTTACCAGGCCTATGCAAATCTATTATTTAAAAAATTTTGGTCATGGTCCTATCCCACATCAATTATCTTTGGATTAAGTGGGATAGCTTTTCTAATTTACGCACTCAGCATTTAATCATCCAAAAAGACCAACATCGAGCTCGGCATCAAAGTTTGTGATAACTAGCTCCTTTGATGTTTCCGGCAGCCCTTTTTGCCGCAAAGAGTATTTGATATCGATATCCAGAAAATGCAGGCCGCCAAAGGCTTTGCGAATGTCTGGATGGTCGTTAATGCTCACCATTATTTTTCCCTTAGCTGACTTCATAAGCGCAGACATGCGCTCATAGTTTCCAAAGTCAAAGGGCACGCCATAACCTTCGGTTTGCCAGTAAGGTGGATCACAATAAAAGAAGGTCTCTGGCCGATCATAGCGCTCCATGCATTCATACCAGGGCAAGTTTTCGACATTGGTACCAGCGAGGCGTAAGTGCGCTGCAGAGAGTGTTTCCTCGATTCGGCACAAGTTGATCGGATTGCCGGTGGCGGCGGTACCATAATTCTGGCCAGCAACCTTTCCACCGAAAGCATGCTGCTGCAGGTAATAGAATCTGGCCGCACGCTGGATATCGGTCAGGGTCTCAGGCCTGGTCATTTTGTGCCATTCAAATATCTGCCTTGAGCTGATCGCCCACTTAAACTGCCGGACAAACTCCTCGAGGTGATTTTGCACAACTCGATACAGTGTAATCAGATCACCATTGATATCGTTGAGAATCTCAACGTCTGACTGATATGGCTTTAAAAAATAGAGCGCTGCCCCGCCACAGAACACTTCAACATAGCAGGAATGATTGGGAAACAACGGGATCAGGCGATCGGCTAAACGACGTTTGCCGCCGATCCATGGGACGATTGGTAGTGCTTGCATTATGAGCTAATCCTTTCACGATTTTAAACATTTGTGATAGGCTTCACCCGCCGCGATCGTGGTGGGGTGGCCTTGGCTTGCTCACAAGGCTATAGCTTGTGGGTAAAGTGGCTGGATGGATGTTGGCGCATCCATTGAGTCGCCACTTCTTTTTTTCTGCTTGGAAAAAATTACTATGAAACTTTTTTCTGAATACAAAACATGGATTTTGTTTTTTGTTTTAATTGCCGTTTACGCTATTTTTGCGTTTTTAATGTATTTAAATGCTTGGACTAGTGATGATAAGCTTGAGAAAATGGGCCAGTTTGGAGACAGCTTTGGACTTTTAACATCTCTTTTTAACGGACTTGCACTTTTTGCCCTTGCATTAACTGTTTCTTTACAGAAAAAGGAATTAACCTTGCAGAGGGAAGAATTATCAAAGAATACTGAGGCTCAAGAGACACAAGCAAAATTGCAGGCTCTAACTGCTATTTTGAATCAATACAACTATCAAATTAAATCTCTCGACAATAGTTTAAAGGACAGCAGTTTTGTGCCAGACGGCATATCTGAATCTCAAATTAGAGACGCCCTACAAGGTTTATATGACAAGAGATATAACACCGTTCAAGAAATTCAAAAAATTCTTAAAATGTCTGGGGTTGACCTAGAAACAGATCAGTAGCCACACACGCACATCTTGCCTTTAAAAGACTCCAAGCTATCAATAAGAGCGTTATGCCGAATGGCATTTTCGTTACATATCTGAAAATTCTCACTAGCATTTATTAAGACTTGTTCGACGGTTGCAATTGCTGTTTGATTGCCGGGCTGAGTGGCACTAGTTTGCTCGGGCGCTGCAGTAGACCCTGATCGATGTTGATCGGCACCTGCAATGGCGCGGTTCCACAACTGCAAAGACTCAGCGTCAGCAAAACATACACGGTTGTCATTTTTATCATTAATACGCTCCCTAATGGTCCTATAAATAATTTTGCTTTGAGCTTCGACTTTCTGCGCATTCTCAATAATCTTACCTTGATTAGCATCAATGCTCTGGCGCGTTTTTTCATCCTTGGTAATGCTACGGGTTAGGCCTGCGTCTTTTTTCCAGCCGTGTACGGTCCATCCAGCCAAAAAAAAGACCACACAAAGTGTGGCCAGCGCTATTAGTTTGGTTTGCCCGGAATAAGGCGGAAAAAGTTTATCGAGCATTTTGCACCCCACTTAAACAAAGTTGCCTCTCAGCCTCGCGGCGTTTGGTTAAACCGGGCAACTCAACAAACAGCCCTGCAACCTTCGCTTTATTCCAGCGCGGCAATTGATTGCAGGCTGCAGCAATCTGGCCAGATTTTAGAAATCGTGCAGCCGTCGACTTTTGCGGGTTGCAAGCGATCGTGGGACCCATGTTGTAAACCGCGTCAGCAAAGGCGGCCAGTGGCCGCTCTGGTAGACCAGGCACACACCGGTCGACCTGGTCGATTGCAAGCAGCATGCGCTTATCAAGCCGTGCCTTGCATTCCTCTAATGGGTAGTAATGATTTTTGACTACCTCATAGGTGTCCCCATAACAGGCAGTAAGAATGCCGCCCGGATCATAGTAGGCATAATGACGTAACCCCTCGGCAGGAATGGCCAGCGCCGTGGCCAGCGCTAAAACTCTAAGCCGCCTGCTCATCTTGCCGCCCCTCCATCGCTGCCAGCTCGGGTGTTGCCTGGTAATATGGGACCTGGTTCAAACCCGCCCTCTCCATGAATGCAACGCGCTTCTGGATCTCGATCGTCTCAGCCATTAACTTCTGCTCATTCGCTAAAGCAACCCGCTCTTCAGCCTGAATTTTCCTGGCCATCAACTTACTTTCACTACGGCGATACCACCAGCCAGACAGCGCGACCAGTATCCCGATAATGGCCGCCCATTCAGCAATAGTAAAAACTGAGATGATGCTGGTAATGATGCTAAAAATTCCAGTTACAACAGCCGTGTAATCAGCCCCCTTGTGCGCCAATGCATCACTCGCCACTTGACCCTTCATCATCACCCCTCAAGACATAAAAAAAGCCACCGTTCGGTGGCTCACTATTATTAAAAAGGCTACTCTGGCTGATCAGCCAGAGGCGTATACACAATACTGGCTGGCACTTCCACAGTAATGATGATGTCTTCAACTTCCGGCACCACAAACTCGGTTGTAAAAGTCTCTACAGACTTCACAGTCAATGTGTAAGTACCAGGAGCAAGATCAATGTTGCGCTGGCTGGCGCTGTTGAAGTACAGATGCTCTTTGACCTCAATTTCGTCACCCGAAGTAACAGTCAACACCGGATTCACGCTTGGGTCTTTGCCAGGCTGGATGTCAGTAAAAATCAATTCTAAAATATGCATATCTTTCTCCTTATTTCTGTGGACGTTTGATACCAAGTTCACGGGCTAACAACTCAAATGCGTCTTGGGCATCATGGATACTGCTATTTGTACCGTTCTTTTGAATCAGCCAGCGAGCACCAAGATAACCAACGCCATTAACAACAGTGGCTGAAGCGTTGGCGGTGAGTTTCTTCTGGACATTCGCGCATGCGATAGCGGTCGTCGGTGAGCGGTAACGAATCGCGCAAAGAAACGTCGTACCATCAGTGCCGCTATTTCCAGCTTGACGCAGTGCCAGACAAAGGCCGTCATCCTCTATTGAGATTCGTGAGGTCGGCGTGTCATCAAACATAATTAACGAACTCCCAGCGGTTATTGAGGCGACCAATTGACGAGCGCGAGGATGTACTTTGAATTTGCCTGGCTGGCCGAACGGTTCCAGCAAACCAGCATAATTGAACAAGCGGTTAAACACCTTGCCCATCAGACTAGTCAGGAAGCCATTGAAGAGTTGGCGCCCGCCATCATTCGCCCATACTGCCTGGTTATCTAGCGATGAAAATTCATCACTTGATGACGTGTTAGATGTGATGTCCAACAACACTGAGTTCTTGCCGTGCGCCGCCCATGTTTTAAATGGCTCAACATCCATAAGCGCCCAGAACTGGTCACGCCATCCTGTCCATGTTGTCTCTGTCCAGTTGCCACTATCGTTTCTTGATGGCGCGTAGAAGAATGAACTGCAATAGCGCTTAGCGGCCTCAAGACGAATGGTATGGTGTGGCGTTGCTACAGTAATGCCCGCTAACCAGCGCCAGAGTGCGTCATTATTAGCGCCACCACTAATTGATGGCAGACCATTAAGGCAACGTCTTACCAGGCCTGCTTGGCCGGAGTTGTCACTAATAATATCGACTGTGGTGTTGGTTGAGTTTGAAAGGTCGAATGGGCAGTCTGTGTCAGTCCAGCCCACTAAAGAATAAGGGCGCAAACCATACTGCGATGTTCCAGTCGGCACGCCATACGTGTTTGTGAAGGCGCCATTAGTCGTAGGAGCGACAAAAGATGCTGGCACCTTGAATGTGTATGTGTTTGCGTCAATGACTGTATCGATTTCCCAATGTTTATTCCAGCCAGTAGCTTGGAATCCTACGTAAGTAAGCCAATGACCAGGGGAGCGACCATGTGCAGCATGCGTCACTGTCGCCACACCAGCATTGACCGCAATAGCGAAACCAGCAGGCATCCCCCAAAATTCAATCAACCCAAAATCGGCAATCGGAGTTACGCCACCGTTTGTTGGGTCAACAGCACAAGGCACAATGATCTGATGCGAGCCACCAGCGAGAGACACTGATGCGTAAAGACCATTAATACTGGTTGCACCGCCTATACTAGCTCTTACCAGGGCCTTAACACCGACCGAGGATGCGAGACCATGACCAGGAATCCCCAGCGTCAATTGCCCGCCATTTGCAGCACTCCAAACAGCAGAAATGATTGCCCTGGACTGAGGCACCATGCGCATATTTTTGATCTGGTTCAGCGTCAGATTGTGAACCTGCATGGCCGCTTTATCTGTATTCGCAATCTGAATAAATAAACTACGATTGCCAGATTTGGAGTTAATCGCCCAATCGCCCACACCAACGCATGGAATTACGCCAGCACCAGATAATGCGATGAAAGCACCGGTGTCTGGAAGCCAGTCGAAATTCAGTTCATCTGATTCTAGAATTTTTGGCCAGGCGCTTGGGATGGTACCTTCATTGGAGTTATTGAATTTAATGACGTGAACAATGCCAGAGTTTGGAGGGTACTCAATCAGCATTTGCATCGTTCCACCGCTTGCATCTTGCTCATCGTGCGCAAAAGCGCCCATGAATATAGCCTTGATGCGCTTGATTGTCTTGCCCGATGTATTTACCGTGTAATCAAAAGCAATCGCTTGGCCGCCCAGCTTGAACGCAGGGTAGCCGTTGTTTTGGTTAGTGAAGCCTCGCCAGGAAAGTTCGCCGATAATCTCTGGAAGATCCACAGATGGGATACCGCCCTCAATAGCTGATGGAGAGAGCTTTTCGCCATTAACCAAACTTTCCAATTTGTCGCGTAGACTTTCTGCAGGCTCATCACCTTCAGGCCCTCTGACATCAGTTGCCTGCGCGGCCAAAGCTACATAACCCGCTGGCCCGACATACATGCCAATAGCTGGCTTGTCGCCTGTACCGCCTACCCAATCCACCACCTGTTTAACGCGGCGCTCACCATCAACAACAATGGCTTCGATCGCAGTCCAGGCATTTAAACCAGGACTACCAACCCCAGTCTCGCCACGGACATTCGTTGCATCATCCGGATCCGCAACCAAGCCAGCCTCGCCAACATACAGTCCGGTCGCAGGCTTTACGCCGCTGCCACCAGTAAAGTCGACTACCTGCTGCAGAATACGATCGCCAACTTCAACCAGAGCAAGTACAGGGGTCCAGCCACCAATACCAAAATCACCGCCTGCAGATAATGCTTCACCTGTGCTAATTACAATAATCATTTTGTCACCGTCTCAATCAAATTTACCTGGACTCGATCTGAGAAACGCACCTGCCCTCCCAGGGAGACTTTAAAATCCATGACCAAACCATTTTCTAATGGCCACGCTGATGTATCTGTCTGCAAGAAACCAACCACACCGCGAGGCGCGTCAATCACTTCAACCTCAAACGCATGCACCAAGGCTTGACGCAAGGTGCGTAACTGGCACTTGATCTCATAGCCAGTAACATCCATAGGGGTGCAATCGTCATTTTGGAAAGATGCCCGGAAACCAAAGGTTTCGCCCTGGCGAATCTTGAGAACTGGCGGGTTGTGCCGATCCATGCGCGCTCCTAAAAAAAAGAAAAGCCACCCGAAGGCGGCGAGAAGAATTGACTTGCTGGATTAACTTGGCCAGTCCAATGGGCCAAGCTCTATAAAAAGTTGTTCCAGCGTAGGGACTTCACGCGCCCCAGACTGGACATCATCAATAATCTGATACCCAATCGACCAATACTGGTCACGCTTGCCTTTCATGTACTGACCCTCCGCTGCAAACTTTGCGATGGCAGAATCAGCATATGTACAGCAGCTGAGACAATTATCGTAGCCACACTCCTGAGCAAAGATATCTAAGCGTTTCTGAATTTCCGTCTTAAATTGATTAATAAGAACCTGGTCTGAATTAGGGTCTGTCAGCAATGCCCCTTCAGGGAGCAGCTCCCCAATTTCAGTGATAATGTGTTTGCTGCCATCCACCAACCAGTAAAGAGTTCCAACAAAATATGGCTTGATTTCCCAATCAGTGCGATCGATATTGGCCACTGCAATTTCATTTTCTGCAGTTTGCGGCGGGGGCAATTCCATCGCCTCACCAGTCCATTGCCACGTCTCTTCATCTATAGAGGTTTTGTAGCATTCTTGCGGACCTATAAATGCGCCTGTGTTAGGGTCAAGGTTGTAAACGATCTTTGTTTCCATGATTTTTCCTAGAATTTAACGGATGCAAGCAAAGCAACGTTACGCGGACGAGATACCCCGAAGGTAGATATGTTGCTGGATAAATAAAAATTTGTTCCACCTGGTGCGGTTCCGGAGCCGAAAGGATTTCCAGGATAATCTGTCACGACTGGGGCATCCAAACCGACATCAGCCCGATTGGTAGATGGCTGTTCAGGACATGCATTCGATATTAGACCAGCTCCAGATACACCATCCATATCCCTTGCTTCAAGTGTACCGCGCTGATAAGAACCGAAAGCGCGGCCTATATCGATACCACGGGCGTCATCCCAATATCTAGTAAATTCAGACCTAACGTCGAAAATTTTGAAAGTTGTTCCATCAGGGTTATCACATACAACGATGGAACCGGCCACCCAAACTCCTGAAGCCACCATCAATCCATTGTGCATCGCCCATGCGCGTAAGGCTGCGTATGTAACTCTGCTGAGATTGGAGGTGCCTGATTTGACATATCCAGTACGCGGCGTTGGTTGCGTATCGGCTAAAATGCTGCCTATCAATACTGAAGCATATCCAGTGTAAGCAGCACCATTCGCCGTGAAAGCCTGCACAGTCATCAAGCTGTTAAAGCCGGCATGCCAAATCGGGCCAATGTCCGTGCCTGGCAATGGATCACCGGCAGCCAATTGTGTAATGTATTGATCGCTTAGGGCCGCCGCAATTTTAGCTTCAATCGCTGCTAATAATTGAGCATTATCTGAATCATCAAGCGCTATACCTTCTGATTCAATAACAGCCGCGATCTCTTCCTGCAAACCATTACAAAACGCGGCATCAAACTCCGTGGCAAGAATACCCAACGCTTTATTGCCATCTCTAAATCCGCGCTTCCCAGGACCATTGCCATCTGGCACGGCATTAGGGGTGTTTATTCTATCCATCCTCAAATCTCCAATTCAGGGTATGCAAAAATCACAACTGTGTGTGCAGGCTTATAACGGTTGATGCGGCACTCAACCGCCTCATCTCCCCACTTTTGCAAGGGCACAGTGCAATCACTATTACAGTTGGCGTAGACAATACCGCCATCAGACGGCAGGTTTATCTGCCAAGTGAATTTATCGTCCTCACTCCAAAGCGCATCATTGCAAGTGTCATTGCAAGTCATGGGGAGATACTCATCAATCGTGGCATCCGGATAACCCATACTTGCAGCCAGGTTGATAAAGTAAAGGCGGCTTTGATCACCTATCATCGTGATCTTTGTAGTCAATGCGATCTGGCGCTGCTCAATAGTCAGATCATCATCTGTGACACAAGGATCAGGTAAACCAGCAACACGCTCCCAGTCGGGCAGAAGTTCGCGCGTGGTGCGTGGATCTGCCTCATCTACCAGGTCAACTACTCGCAAGTTGATTCTGGCCAGCTCATCAGCAAAGTTTGCTAATTGCTCATACATGACCGTACCTGGTTCGCGTGGCCACGCTGGACCTTTAGGGAGTAGCACTAGAAGTTGCTGCAGGTTTTCTTCTGCAGTTACAGCCATGTGATTACCCCCATGGTCAGGATTTTGCCGGTCGTGGTTGTGACATTCCCGGCAGGGACTGATAACACATGATCGTTTTCCCCTGCAGCCAGGGAGATAGCTTCACTAATATGGGTCCGTAACAGACCACCACCTGGCACCGCTTCACGCCTTATCAGATCTTCCAGCTCAGCAGTGATTGCCGCACGGATTGCTGTGCTATCTGGCGTGATAGATATTGTGAAGTTCAGTGGCTCCGGGATAGGCGCAAATACATTAAATTGTTTGACAGTGACCGGGCGTGTCGCATCCATGTATGCCTGCACCGTAGCTACCTCGCCAGCGTCTGGGATAGGATTTGCATCGTTATCACGCATAAAGCGGACTGTCACGCTCCCGGCACCTAGCTCTAAAGGATAAGCCCAGGCGCGGGTAACACCAGGCACCTCACGTGCCCATTCTTCGTAATCCTCTTTATCACCACCATGCGGAGGGGCCTGGATGCGACTAATCAAACGCGACCGCAGACTTGCATCATCTTCCTGATTAGAACCACCTGTGATGCCGTCAATGTCAACCGTCGCCGAACCAGATACACCAGGGATGGTTTCTGTCAGCGTCAGCACCTCACCGGCAGCTAAATTACCTAAAGCGCCTTCATCATCAGCGATGCGACCAAGCATGCAACGCAATGCAACAACTGCAACACCAGCTGCAACGGTCGCGTCTGCCTCAACACTGTATTCAATGCCAGCGCTGGAAATATAAATAGAACCGGCCGGGATGATAGAACCATCATCACCAGGCGCATTAGCATTGCCTGTCGCGGCCAAAGCTGCGATGCGTGGCTTTCTGAGCCATAGTGTCGCCCAGCGGTCCAGCCATTCAGCTTCTGCAGTGTCATAAATGACCTGGGCTGAAACAAACTGTATATGGCCATGCAGCTCATGCGATGCGCCTGAGATCTCGCGCGCATACACTTCAGCATCACTGCGTCGCATCTGATCGACCGTCAGGCGGCTTTTAACACCCGCCAGCACGCGATTGAGGATGGTAGAGAGGGATGGGCGGTTAAATGGCATTCATGATCTCCCAGGCCTTCTCAAACGTTAATTCCACTGTGCCACCCCCTACCCTGTAAATCACACATCTCATCGCCATACCATCACGACCATAACGCTCCGTGAAAACTTCAACCTTCGTGGCAACGGCATCGTCAATCAACCACTGCAACGCCTCAGCGCCGTACTGCTTCGCCCGGATAAAAGTCTCAGGGATAATCTTTGCACGCGACAGCAACCACAGGCGGCTGCCGATCTTGTCGTTTACTTCCGGTGGCTCAGCAACATCACCCCACCACCCCATGCGCTCACCTTCGACAATGTCATCAGCATTGGCACGACGCCAGGTGAACAGGCTAATAATCACTGCGCGGATAAGCTGCTGCTCCTGAGTCAAGGCAGTACTCTCTACGCCGTTGACTTTCAGGATGTAATCAATATCAAGCATTTGGAATTTCCGGAGGATTAATTGGATGGCTGGATCCAGGGGCAGCACCCACGGTGTAAGATTTAAGGCGGTCAGGCAGCCACATCTGGCCGTGACCATTACATTCAATAATCAAACTCTCATCGCCATGGATACGGACATTTTTGCCGCGCAGATCGATATCCAACTCGGTAGCGATGCTGATACCGTCACGGGTTAAATGCACCACCTGGCCGAGATCGTCATATAAAGCGACCTCGCCTGACTTAAGTCCGGTTAAACGGTAGCGTTTGTCACCGACACAGATCACTGCACCATGCGAGCGATCACCCATAAAAAACAACCCAATTCCTTCAGCACCAGGATGAGGATTGCTGGTGTATCCATACTGCTCAAAGTTCTCGAAGTCGGTTTTACCTTCATCAGCCAGCGCGCCAATCTGTACACGTTGCGTTTTGGCGGCGCTACTGACGGCGCTGATCACCACTCGCACGATCATATTGTTGATGCGGCGCCTTAAAGGCGCCAACATCTTTTCAATCAATCGTTCCATGTGTCATTTAACCTTTGTCGGGAAAGTCACCAGCGTGGCGTCTTTCAACCACTCCGCGCTATCGCTGCCTTTTTTCTTCTTTTTCTTCCTGGCTTCAGGGCTAGGAATATATCCAGCCAATGGGCCAACCTTCAGTGCTGCAACCGTGCCGCCTGCGCCTTTGCGATAAACCACCTCAGTGATCAATCGCTCATCGTCAAATCCGATGACAGGATCCACAACATGGACCAGCTGGTTAGGCAGCCATAACTGACCGTTTGATTGTCTCCAGCCTTGCACGGTATAAACAGCCTCCTGCGCCTTTGCCTGGCGATTCAATGCCTCAAACTTCACACGGTCGCTGCAGGTTTGCGTATCCACTTGGCCGGACTGGATGATGATCAACTTGCGATATCGACCAAGCGAACTATCCTTAATGCGCGCGACCGAGGTTGTGCTCCTGCTCGAATCGTCTGCATCATTGCCTGACTGCTGACCTTTGCATTCGTAGTCGCTGAAAACATCCTTATAGTCCAGGCCACAATCACCCGTGAGGATGTTGCCGCCTTTACCGAGACGCAATGCCGTAGCAGCCTTACCGCCGCTGCCTGGTTCAATCAGCACAACGTTACCTTCGCCATCGTCAGTCGATAGCAGCTGACGCAATGCCAGCAAACGGCCAGCAGATTCAAAGATTGTTTCACCAGGCTGTATCTGGTGATCCAGAATTGCAGCGCCTGTATCGACCTCGGCAATCACCTTGATGTTGTAAGGCTTTGCCAGATCTGCCAGGATGCTTTCAACCTTACGGCGACGCCACTGACCTGCACCATACACAGCCGCACAGTCGACCAGGTCGCCGGTCAGGCTGCGACCGGCGATTGCCACCTGGATCTGCTCAGCGTCATAGCTGATCGGCGTCGCATCGATATAACCAGTCACCAGCTTGTCATTACCAATCCACAGCTCGCACTTATCCCCTGGGCGAACCATGCGTTCTATCCCGGTTGATATCGGGAACGTGCGAGTAATAGACAGGTTAAAATCCCGCGCCTGGCGTTCGATGCCCGCCGAGATTTCGATTTGTGTCCAGGCAGTGAAGTCGTAACCACCTACGCGAAGCGTGACTTCGTTGCTCATGATGCCAACACCTTGATCGGCTCACTGGGGACAAAGCCAGGGTTGCGAATGCGATTGCGGGCGATGATCTCGCCCTCCCGTTCAACAGACTCATACAAGTCATAAGCCAGCACCAGGCCGGGCTGGACTTGCGTGGGCACAATCTCTTTCAGGCGCACAGCATCTTCCATACGCGTGCTCATATCTGTGTGCACGTTGGCGCGCAGATCTGTCAGCACTACATACAATTCATCATTGGCCAGCAGCATTTCATCATCAATAGCAGCGAGAGTTTCGCCACGCAGCTGAGCGGCATCGTCATACACTGGCAATGGCATCAGGGCCGTCATGCCGCCCACTTGCGTAATGATCGCCGCACGCACCAGGTCATTCACCGCATCACGGTTATTCAGGATCCGTGTACGCACCGGCGTTAAAGTTCCGCTACGCTCTTCACGCTCAAATAAGCCTAAGGCGCGCAATGTGGTCAATGCACGATTTAAATTGAGTGAATCAGAAATACTGTAACCAGATACCAGAGAGTTTGACGTGGTGATCACCGCACCCACCTTCGAGAAAACCCCAAACAGGCGACGGCCAAGCTCAACAGGCGTGCTGACCACTTCACCAAGCGTGCCTTCCAGGGCACCAATCGGATTTTTTAAAACGCCACCAACCTTACCAACTGCGCCTTCAATTTCAGTCACAGCACCTTCGGCATGACTGATTGCGTCCTCTACACCATAAGCTGGCAAGCCATCAACATCGAACTCTTTTGCAAACTCTTCAATGGCAGTCTCTTCCAGCACTTCCACTGAAGAGATCGTTTGCGCACTGGTGGCAACGCGGGCTGTCGGGAATTTGGCTTCACCGGCTTGATCAAAAGTGATGTCAAAACGACACATGCCGCCTTCAGCATTGGTATGCACCACGCGGTATGAAGTGGCCACCATTTGCATCTGGTGCGTCCAGGGCAAAACCAGCTCAGCGCCGCCTTCTTTCTCGATCGCCTCCAACAGCGCATCACGCGCAGCCATGTATTCAGCGCCAATGACATAGGCTGAAACATTCTTGCTGCGCGCTTTGAGTCCAGTGTCTTCAAAATACGGAGTATCGCGGAACGGGTACTCATGCTGCTGGCCACGACGGCCGCCAGACATTTCTTCGCTCTCAACTTCAAACGCAACACCCCGGAAGGATGCTGGTAATAAGTCATCCTTCCAGGCCATCTAATACCTCTTAACTATTTGCGACAAATGATCGATATCCAACATCTGGATTAAATCCAAAGAAAGGACTGTCTGTTTTACCTGGTGACGCACGCATACCAGGCGGAGCATTCTCAAACTTCACAACCATCTCACCAGCCACTTGTGTTTTAGTAGCTGCGGTCAACCTTGCACCTGGCGATCTATCGGATGGCGTTCTTAACGGTGGCTTTGTTCCACCATCAGCATCAGGACCTGTAATTGCTTGGGTGAAGGTTCCGCCGAGACCACCAGCGAGTTTAAATAACTTATCCCAACCCTTTGACATCAACGTAATAGGATTCCAACTGACGAACTCCTTGAGATAACCCCACAAAGTTTCCGCACCCCCTTTAATACCAGACCAAAGATCGGTGAACCATTTCTTTATGGGATCCCAATTTTTATAAATCTCATAGGCAGCCCTAGCAATTAACCCTATGGCAATACCAATGGCCAGCATGATTGGATTAGCCACGGTTAATAACAAAAAGGCTTTTCCAAGGGAATATAGAACTGGAATTAAAGCAGCAACGGCAGAGCCAATTTGAATCAATGATGCAACGGGACCAGCCAACATAACTACACCCAGTGCTATCAAAATGGTTTTCAAACCACCCACCGCGCTTACAAAGTCTTTGATACCGACAACAACAGTCTTAATGCCTTCATACATCTGAGCCCAATCAACTTGGCTTACCCAGTCACTCAACTGTTTTACAGCAATACTTAAATCATCAGATATCTGCTTTGCAAGCTTCCTGAATGTACCGTTCTGCTCCAAGCGATCAACGGTTGCCAACAAGCCTTTAAGGTTATTTTTCAGTGTGTCGAAGATCCCGGCATCACCAATCCCTTTAATCAGCTTGGTGGCCTGGTCAGACATATTGGAAACCATGCCGGACCAGGTCCCAGATAATTTATCCATGGCCCCACCATAGCGACGGTTCCAGATGCCGGTGATTGTGGCCTCGATCTGTTCTTTGCTATTAGCCTTTGCAGTGGCAACCATTGTCTTGCCGTTTTCTGTCCAGGAATAAACAATCTTATCGCCCTGCTTGCTGGCCTTGATACCAAACTCTTTTAAACGCTCGTTTTCGCCAGTCATTGCATCGGCTAAGGCTTCAACCCCTTGGATGACGTCTTTACCCATTGCCGCTGCAGCATCACCTACTGAAGCCAGCGATCCATTTGTTGGGTCAATGCCGTAGGCTTTCAGCTTAACGAATGACTCGGTTACCTGCTCCAACTCATACGGTGTCTTGATTGCAAAGTCCTGTATCCAAGCCATCGCTTTCTCAGCTTTTGCCGAACTGCCCTCAATAGTCTCCAGGATGGTTCGAAATTTCTCAAAGTCAGAACTGACATCAACGATTTTCTTTAAACTTACAAACAGACCGCCACCAATTGCAGCACCGGTTAGTCCAACACTCTTAAAAAGATTCGAGCCTGCACTAGAAATATCACCAAAAGATTTCTTAGTGATCTTGATGTTTTTTTGAATCCCGAACAGCGTCGGAGATAACTTATCTACTGCGGAAATGATTGCTTTAAGACCGAAGCTATTTGCCATTTATTTTCTCCTGCTCTTCTGCAATGCGATTGGTGTGATCTATATACAGCTCTATCCGTGATAGCGGCTTTGCAAACATCGCGTCAGGATCCGCCCCCCAGGCATATGCCAAGTCAAATATCAACTCTATGAACTTAAGTCTAATTCGCTCGTCGTCTCCGCTTCCTGGGTGGACTCCCCGAAAAAATCCATAATGATTCCACTCAATGCAGAAAGATCGCGCGGATTAATTTGCTTAGCGCTCTCACGGGGGATAGCTGCTAAACGTGAAATGTACTGATACATAACACCCGTCCGGATCTCTACTCCCGTTTCCCCCGGACCCTTCATAATCATCAGGTAAGGGAAACCGACCTTTTCAATATCATCACCAGTCGGTTCGCGAAATGTAAGCTCAGTCACTTCTTTGCCGTGGGCTTTAATCGGCTTTGATAATGTGAAAATTGTTTCACTCATTATTGGAACTCCCCATCACCCTCGAAGCGCATTTCAACAGTGCCGTCATCGTTGGCAACGTCGCTTTCATCCACCAGGTATGCATTAGAAAGGACATATGTCATGCCGTTAGCCAACTCGGCTGTGATTGTCATATCAGTGCCTTCAGTGACTTTCTCAACTGGAAAGTCAGCATCAAAGCCGAAAGAACCAGAGATAAAGCCAGCCCGCAAGGTTTCTTTAAACCCGACAATCTTGGTCTGACCCAACACTGTTTCTCTAACCGTTTTGTTCAGCGGCACTTGCAAAGACCCGGTGCATTCCAACTGCTCACCATCGATCTTGAAGTACACCACCCCGGCAACGCGTTTTGCAGCCATATGATTCTCCAAATAGAAAAGCCCGCATATAGCGGGCTTGAATTAATTAAAACTTGATTATTCCGAGTACTGTAAACGGAACTGAACCAGAACAGCAAAGATGCGCAATTGGTTAACCAGGTCGGGCGGGAATAATACATCCAAGCGATTAGGATCATTCGCATTGCGCTGCACCACGAGATACTTGGCAAATAGCTTGGAGTTCTCAACAAGCCCCTCCAGCTCCATCGCTTTATACTCAGCGATAAACTCACCGCGTGCGACTTTTGGTGTAATGATTGCCTGGCCAGAGCCGAACACCGTACCATCATCAGCCAGCTTGTGGCGTGGATATTTGGTTGTGATACGGTTGCGCATACGACGAACAACAGTTGTCAGCTGATGCATCGTTTCGCTGTCACGATAGCTTGGGTCTTTCTGACCAAAGCTATTTCTTTGGTAAGTGGTGACAGCACGCTCGATCATTACGTTGCCGCCAGCATCGACGATGTTGGTTGCAATGCCTGCATTAAGCAGTGTTTCGCGCTCTGTCTTGATAAAGCGCTGACTTGCGGGCGCAGGCAAGATGCCTTGCAGCACACCAGTTTGTGTAGGGCGTGCCGGATCCGCTTTAATGAAAACCGCATTGCGGGCCCCATAAGCTGCAGCAAACTCCCACAGAGGACTTGGCACACCATTTTCAAAGCCTGCAATCGTATGGTGCTGGTCATTGCGCGTAACGCCAAAGTTTTGCAACCCAACCAACGTGTCGCGCTTGGCAGTATAAACATGGCCATAGATCTGTTTGCTGTAGCTCCAGCGGCCAGCGTTATCATTCATGAGCAGCTTCAGCGAGTCTAAGCTGGCAGCGTCTGAGAATGGATGGATGACGAAGTCAAACTCCTCATCACCCAGTGCAGCGATAGCAGCATCCAGGCTTGGCACCCCAGTGCCACCAGTTGGCTGAACAATGGCAGCGTTCATACCCGCTGGCGTAATTTCACCGCCAGCACTACCGCGATAATTAGATTGCAACTTCAGGTCATTACCCACCAGGCCTTTATGGCGAAGTGTGACAGTCACAACTGCTGCAGCTGCAACGGCGGTCACCGGCAATTCAGTTTCGGCATTAATAGCTGCAGCCAATGCTGTTGCAAGTTGTGCTGGCGTTTGTGACACAGCCACGGCCATTTGAATGCGATCATCACCGATATACAAGTTATAAGTGCCCGCCTCAGTTGGCGAGCCACTAAAGGTCACAGTACCAGCTGCTGCAACACCAGCGCCAGGATCAGCGATGGGCAGACACCAAACCTCACCAATCAGATCATTCAGCCGCACAATCTTATGCATACTGGTCAGCATTGAAGCCAGGCCAAACAATCCTTTTGCTTCGTCATTGCGGCTAACCAAGACAGGAACATCAGCTGGCGCAGTACCCGTAGCCAGTTTCTGACCAATCAACAGAATGCGCTGATTCTGCGTGAAGTAACCGGCCTGAGTGCTATCCATCTCAGCATAGAACAATGGCGTGAGAATGTTTTGCGGAACTGTATTAAATGAAATCATTTGCCACCGCCTTTTGTTTTGCTGGCTGGCTCTTCAACGGTAACGTCTTCATCGTTTACGCGTCTCAGCCAATATTGTGATTTTTCAACCTCGCGGCCTTCAGGCGGCAGGTAGTCGTGAGCGACCGGATCAGGCACTTGCCTGTCAGGCTTTGGTATAACAAACATAATTAAGTCTCCTGGGATTGTGAGAGGACTAGTTCAGCATGGACTTCGATTCGGTTATCAGGACCGATTGAAACAAGATTGGGATCGTATGGATCTATAGCGTCCAACTTAATCCCCATTCTTTTAAACTCAGGGAGCGCAGCGTTATAGACTGCCTGCCAAGTGTCAGCCTCCTGGAATACAGTGCTGGCACTAAACTCAAACTGGTAATACAAATGCGCCCGGTTAACACTTAACAGCGAGCCACCTTCATACTGAATGCGGTCATGCTCTTCATCTGGCGACCAGGCAAGAATTGCTCTGAATAATTCTTTGCGGATATGATTGCGAACAACGGCAATCGATGTCTGGCCACGCTCATCAACCTTGTTGTTAAACACAACAATGATGCCAAACATATCGCGCACTTCTTGCTTGTAGCCGTTGGAGCTTGTTTGATCACCTGGCTCATCATCCAGAGGCACCACGTAAGCACTAGGAAACTCCATGCTTTGAGTCTCTTCCAATAAGGCAAACTCTGCAGCACCAGCAAAGCGCCTATTCGGAGCCGCACCAAAGCTCGGGCATCTCACTTTGAGCGCCTCAATAATATTGGTCAGATCCATATTACTTCCTTGGGATGAGTGCGTTTTCTAAAGCGCTCGCTAATATCTTCCGCGTTTGTGATCGACGCATCTCAAGTGCATCGACCATGTAATTACTACGCGGCTTTAAATTAATTTTTTCACTACCGTAATGTAGAAAGGCAGGATAAAAATCCTTACCCATCGCCGGAATCTTTTCAGGTGACACACGGACAAGAAATCCAGGGCGAGATACTTTTACTTTGATGGATCTTGCCAGCACACCAGTGCTACGGCTTGGCGCTTGCCCAGGCTTAGAAACACCACCACGACGGGAAACCAGCTTGCGAGCAACCTTTTGCACATCACGACCAAGTCCCCGCATCGTCTTGCGGATCTTGACCTTGTCAAAATCGATGCGGCTATAACCTTCCCAGCCGACATTGACCTCAGCCCAACTACCCGCCTTCGCCATCACATGCCTCCAGGGCGTACAGCAGTTCAGTTTGTATCAATAAATTGTGGCGTTCATTAATCAACTCATCGCAACGCTTCACACGGTAGCGATACCAAATGCCATCAGACTTGCATTCAATAACATGGTCGCCACCAATTGCATGCCTGGATATTCCAGCGCAAGCGTGCACTCGCACTTTAAAACTATGTGTCACAGAGTCTGCAATCTGCATACTTCCAAAAAATAAAGCATTACCAACCGGGACCATTTCAGCCCATGTATCGGCCACTCGATCATAAGCGTCAATCTGGCCACCACCCATAGTTGGCTGCCCATGGCGTTTTTTGATGAGTATCCGATCTCTATAGACTCCTGACTGCATCAAACACCTATCCTTACTCTGTAAGGCCACAGCAAAGAGGATGCCCCCATTTTTAATTCAGTCACGATTGATCCTGTGATATTTTCAGATCTATTCTCAAACAGATGGTCAAGCTGCAACAGAATTGCCGCCTTAACATCATCCGGAGCAACCATGCCCCACAGAACTTGATTGCAGGACTGCAAAGCGACATCTCTAACACGGCATGCCAGGGTGATCGCAGCAGCCTGCTCGGTCATATCTTCAATATCATTAGCAGCCAAAACAGCAGCAGCATAAGCCTCATGTGCTTCTCGTACTTTGACCGGATGCGCAGCATGCGCAGCAGTTAGATCAGCTTCACTTGCATAAAAGTTACGCTGACAAAAATTCTGAGAAGCAGCCTCAGCTGCTAGCAAATAAGGCAAGACTTGGGACGGAGGATAATCAGACGGCAATCGTAGGTGATCAAATGCCTCAGTAAGCTTAATTAACATTCCTAGCCCTTTGGTTGTATTTCGCCAGGCTATTGCCCGCTATTACCATTTCCCAATAAAGATTTAACACTGGCCACTAAACCACTGGCCGCCGTCTTAGCTTTATTCTGTGCAGACGTCTGGACTTTTTTGTCTCTATCTTCAGGCGCTGACTTTTGCTCAGCGAGCTTCACAAGATTATGCTTCTCAAGTTCTTGCGCGACAGACAATGGAAGATTGAATACATCGCCGCGCTTGGCGTTAATTGAGTCATGCGAGAAACTATCCAATGCTTTTACTTTTGGCATTTCTATTCCCCTCGCAAAGGCCCATTGAAAAATCACAATGGGCCCCGCTTTGAAGTTGATTGATTAAGCTGGGGTGATATCGCCTTTAACGAAAGCTTCCGGACGATACACAGCCAATGCCAGACGCTCTTCAGCACGGATGGTGATCATGTTTTTGATGAAGTCATCTTCGTTCTGTGTCGCAATCACGATATTGGCTTGCTCACGGTCAAACACTTGAGCACCTTGCTGGAAAGCACCTACCAGGAAGGTATCCACAGTCATACCCTGGGTTGTGACAACTGGGCGGCCCCACAAGCCAGGCGCTGCAAGGCTCTGTGGATTGGCAAAAACATAAGCACCAGTAGTATCTTTTGTGAGCTCGATTGCAGCCCAATCAGAAGGGTGCAAGACAATGCCAGTTGAGGGGAACTCAGCCAGCTCTGCCTGCAACAACGCCAGGCGCAACACATCGATCCGGTTAGGGGTAGCGATTGCAATGGGAGCGGCATAGGCTGTTGCTTGAGTGTAAATACCGTTCAGGTTATTACCTACCCCACTGCCTTTCAGCAACTGAGTGTCTTCAACTAATTTCAAGCCGTAGAATAAACGACCATCGATATAGGACATCAACTGCGAAAAATCATCCAGGATCTGCTTAGACGCTTTCAAGTAATGCGCCAACGTAATGACGTTGGCATTCATCAAATCAAAAGTAATATCAGACTGCCCTTTAGCCGCACCTTCTGCTTGCGGAGCCGCATTATTTGTAAACAGAGTTTCCTTCAAATATTGCACGGCATTTGAACCAGTCGTGCCTGGAGTGATCAGGTCGCGCACAGTCAGGCGACGTTCTGGCAAACCAATAATGCCAGGCAGGCGATCTGGCTCGACACCATCACCGGCACTGGCTGCCAGGCTGGTGATTGCCTTCACACCAAAGCTGACGCTATGGTTACGGGTATCGCCTTTCGCTTTGTAGTCTTTGAATTGATCAGACTCTACAAATTGCTGCCCCATGGATTTGCGCTCTGCTTCATCTGAGCCACCAGTGGATTTATCCAACTTCTGCTCAGCTTCTTGCAACCTGGCTTGCAGTTCACCTTGTTTAACCAGCAGTTCATCGACTTTGGCTTTTGTTTCAGCTGATAATTCACCGGCTTTTTTTGCTTCAGCTAAGGCGGATTCACCAGCAGACTTGATGTCATCACCAATACGCTTCAACTCTTTCTGAACCAGCTCCATAGTTTGTTCAGCTGGAGGGGTGTCCCACAACAACATACCAGTGTTGGTCATATAGGCGAGCGCACGATCACCAAGACGCTGTTTGAAATTTGCCAGATCGGTGAATAAAAATAAGACTGGCAGCAGCAATACTACCGACGTGAGGATCAATGTTTTCATTTTATTTCCTTAAATAAAAAAACCCGCAATAGCGGGCTTGGTTGATACAAATTGAAAGTTTTAAACTGTGAAGTCTTGCAATGCTTTTAATACCTGGCTGGAGTTGCCTTCAGCCTCACGCTGAACAAGCAGTTTACTCAAGCCATTTCCAGCGATTGCCTTAGCTTGAGATCGAGAGAACCCTGCCTCACACAGGTAATCCTCAAAGTCTTTTAATGTCGGCAGGCCGCCACCTGCCAATTTGGATTTCACCTCATCAATCAACGCGTCCTGGTTTGCTGGGAAAGTGACAATACTGATTTCAACCAGATCCAGCTTTTGCAAAGTGCGGATGCGATCTTTTTCATTCCAGGAGTCTTCCAATACGTAATACCCAATCGACAGCCCTTTAACAACACGGCGCTTCATTAAAGCGTAAGCTTCATTTGCACGGGGTATTTCATTCTTCAGCAGGAACCCTTCCACCTTCAGCCCATGGTTATCCTCTTCCAATAAATCATAACCACCTATTGGCTGACTACTGGAATGCTGCCATAAGGCAGGCAGCGGGTCCCCTGACGCCTTGATCGCTTTCAAACTTTCCTTAAATGCGCCTGGAGCAACAATTTCACGGTAAGAATCCAGGACATTAAACACCGATCCATAACCAGTAAAAGTGCCATCATCATTGACGACATCGGCCTTGAAGCCAATTTGCTTATGTTTGAGTTGCATTAAACTCATCACTATTCCCCACTAGATCCATTATTAAGGAAGTTTCGTAACGCTTCTGCTGCGGCCTGATCATTAATGTTCATACCTAACATATCAATCGGCAACAAAGCAGACTGCACAGTTAGCACCGCAGCATTACCGCCCATAGCTGGCAGATTCTCTTTACGACGACAATCATCTCGTGTGTAGATGCCATTTTGAGTCATGCTAGAATAGAAGGCTGCACGGGCAGCACTGTCGCCACGCAATAAACCTTCGATGGCAAACTCTGCAGACAGGGTGCGTTTCTCTGCAAGTGTAAATAAATCTTTCTTAATCGACTGCTCAATTCTCACTGCCCAAGGACGCAAGGTAAATGTCAGGAAGGCAATCATCATCTGCTCGATGCTTGTACCCCATTGCGTAGTCCCTTGCTTGTGGCCTACTAGTGATGGATCAACACGGAACCAGCGACAAATCTCTTCGACATTAAAGCTTCGTGACGCCAATAGTTCAGCGTCTTCTGGATTCATGGACAACTGCTGGAAACCTGCCCCCTTTTCCATCACCATCACACCACCAGTAGCACTTACTTTCGCAACGTGGTTACGAATAGATTCACGCTGCTCATCCTTCAATACGTTATCTATCAAAACAAGCCCTGGAGAACGCAAAGCATTTTTGAACGTGTCTGCGCTAGCTTCGTCCGCGGCCATTGCCGCACCAAATACATTGGCACCAACCTGAATGGGGGTTAATCCATTAAGACCATCTACAGTAAATGCGGGTGTGTGCCACATCCTGGAAGCAGGGATCACACGTGTGACCCCTGTTTTTGGATCGGCATAACGATACTCATACTCACCATTTGCCAATAACCGCCTAGTTACTCGCCCTGGCACTAAGTAAACCAATGAGGTAATGGTATTGCCACTCATCATTTTCTCTACATAAGTGCGGCCCCATAACAATAAACTGGCAACATAAGCCTGCCAAAATACAGCTGCCGTCATATCGGCATTAGGCTGATGGTGTAACAGGTAATAAAGCTGATGATCTTTTAACGCAGCTTTGGATCCATCTGGCAAATTCTTATCCACACTGACTGGCAATGTTGACAATGTCTCAGAGATCAAACGGACGCATGACCAGACCGTGCTTAATTGCAAAGCACCATTTATGGTCACATTCTTGCCGCTAAAATTATTGCCGCCAAACCACCGAGACCAGAAATCCCCATCAGTCAGCTTGATAGATTCACTATTGATGGCCACCGCGTTTTTAACAGACAACCCAGCAAGCCCTTTGGTAAATACCTCCAACAATGAGTTAGCCACGAGCGATCCCCCTGAAAAGAATCCAGGTGATCATGAAGCATGGCAGCGATGCAGCTACCAGCGCCCAGCCCAAGCCAGCCAATACATTTATACCTACCAATGCAAATGCCCAGCCCAATACAAATCCAGTGATGGCCAGCATCAAAGGTAAAGATATTGATTGCATAAGTATTAACTCACTATGATTGGATTACTCAGAAAGTCATCCAAATTGTCAGACACTGCTGCACCTAGCATGGCGCGGCTATGGGCATTAATTAACGCAGCTGCCGGGTCGATCTTTCTATCCGGACTTGGCTTACGCGGAAAAATGTTTTCATTGCGATCAGGCTTCACTTCCACATTACTCATGGCCCAAACAAACACCGGGTTACCATCATGGTGAAACTGGCCCGCATCAATTAGAGCCTGGATGTCTTTCATGGGCTCACTGAGATGGCTGACTCGTTGCGGGATATCAACTACTACAACCCCTTCTGCTTCAAGGTTTGCTCCAAGCTGCTGGCCACCCCAGGGATCCTTGGTGACTTCTTCCAACTGCAAGTGCGCAGTATCTGAAAGCAACTCCTCCTGGATTAACTCCAAGTCAATCATATTGCCATCAGTAGCGATCAGATATCCTTGCGCTACCCAGCCACGGTAGTTAGCCTTTTCAGGTTTATCAACCATGGCTTGAGGGACATAGTTACGACTGATCACGTAGTAATGTTTTTTGCCGTCAATTTCGCGGACAAATTCAAGCACGCGTGATGCCAAATCCTGCTTACTTGCCAGGTCGAGCCCCGCGTAACAAGGGTCATCCAAAAACTGTTCAAGCGTTAAAGTAGGATCAGCACAACGCTGCAAATTCTCAAGATTGATCCAGGGAGAGGCACTGGCCACCCAAACATTTAAATGTTTGGTCTTAAACACCGATTGCTTGCGAGGATCAGCCAACGCGTCACGCAGTGCGTTAAGCAAATAATCTGTGTTAACTGAAACACCAAAGTTAGGATTAGCCTTCCTTAGCGCCTCTTCTGAGGCCCAATCATCCTCTGGATCGATACCAAAGATGATGCCAAAGCGCTCATCATTTTGAATGACGCCTTCCAGAATACTTTGCAGTTGCTGCTGGTGTTCGTAACAAGGCCCGCCGATGTTTACACCGGCAGTGGTAATCACTAGCAATAATGGTTGTGACCTAGCACCCATACCTGTCTTGCCAGTCTCATACATCTCATCGCTTGCATGTTCGTGGTATTCATCAACGATCCAGCAACTGGGCGATGCTCCGTCACCAGGCTTACCAATCACCGGCTCAAACTTGGAGTTTGTATCCAGGATAGCCAGATTGCTCTTCTGAGGTATCACTCCATAGTGAGACCTGAACGCAACAAGCATTTCAGCCATTAACCTGGCAGGCTTAAAAACCTCCATCGCCTGCTTAAGGCTAGTCGCGCCACTGTAAACTTCGGCACCATACTCACCATCAGCGGCGAACATATACAGTCCGATGACAGCAGCAATAACGGATTTACCGTTTTTGCGCGGCACGAACAAGTCGGCAAACGTAAATCGGCGCTTCCCGGTCGTGCTATTAATCCACCCGAAGATGGATACCAGGATGAAAATCTGCCAAGCCTTTAGGACAATTAGCTCACCGCGTGCAGCCCAGTCACCCTTAATATGCGGCATCATTTCTGCGAAGCGGCAAACGCGCTGCGCAGGGAAATACTTCTTGCCCTGGGTATCTGTCAACTCAGGATTAAATTGATACTTCCAACCTTGGCTGGCTTTTTCCAGGTCACTCAGATGACGTTGGCACGCCAGTTTATGCAACCTACAAGCTGGGATTTTTCCATCTACAACGTCCTGCGCATACTGCGTAGCGATCGCTGCAAAATCTTTCATAGACTTCCGAATCCGCCCGCCTGCTGCTCATCGTCGTCATCGCCTTCATCAGCGCCGAACAGATTCCCCTGCAGATGATTACTTGGCGTTACGCGACTGCGCGCACTTGGTGCCATACCAAAGTTTTGTAGAAACTTATCAACGTTGTGCCTGGCCTTGTTGGCAATAACCCAGTACGGCGAATAAATAACATTGCCATTACTGGTCATTTCAGTCATGCCATCAGGGCCTTCATAGAACTCCCCGCGACCAGCGGCCTCGGCTTCCTTCTGTTGATAGTGATCCATCCGGCGTTTAAGCGCCTTCTCCGCCCAAACCAACTCGGCCCAGCTCTGTAAATACAGGCACAGCGCAGCCCGATCTATCTTGGATATCAGTCCATACCGCACCAATTCAGGCGCAATCCGTCGATATTCTTTCTTTGCTTCCGGCAAAAGATGTGGCGGTAAGCCTGGTAATTCAATCTCCGGTTGGAGATCATCCATCAATTTACCGACAGATAACTTGCTCGGGTTACCGCGCAGAAGGTGTACGTTAGCCGGTAGTTTCTTTGGGCCTGGTTTCACAGCGACCTTTCCCCGGCCTGGGGAGCATTTCTCATACAGAAATTAATCGGGAGCGGAAAACAGAAAGGCCAGACAATGACTGTCTGGCCTTCTGCCAACACGTCCCAGCTCGGCTCGGGATGTATTCAATCTAATGCGGGGTTCATGACTACCCAGGGCGGGGATACCCCCCCCTCCCCTGTAACTCCCGCACGTAAAAATTTGACTTGGCACACGGTCTAGAAGCGAGACGAGCCAGACTTTTGACCCACCCCCCGGTTGCCGAAGCCACCGTCTTCACGGGCGGTTTTTGCGTTGTGACAAGGTGCAGACATTGCACACCAGTTGTCACTATCCCAAAACAAAGCCTTTGCTCTTTCAATTCGCTCCTGATCACCACTCTTCAGTGCTTCACTCAACCGATGTGGAATGCGGTGATCAACAACCTCGGCAGCCATCAGCCGCAGCTTGCCAGCTTGACAATCAACACACTCACAAAGCGGATGTGATCTTAAGTAACCCTGGCTAGCCTTTTGCCACCGATAACCATAACCACGCTGAGTAGATGACTCACGCTTTTCATTAATGAATTGCTTCTGCTGCCTGGTATGCGCCTCGCAATAAGCGCCGCCTCTCACTAACGATCGGCATCCAGCATGTGCGCATGGCTTGAGTGGTTGGCTTGGCATAGACAATAAAAAAGCCCGCAAGGATTAACCTGACGGGCATTTTGGACGGAATCGTACAACTTGGCACAAATTATAGAATTCACTGCAACGAGACGTCAAGCACTTTTTTTTTACCAACATCCTGAACAGGCAGTGGAATGTCCGCAGCAAGGTCATTCAAGTAACCCAAGATGTCACGCTTTGCCGCCGATATCCGGTTGTAAAATGTCCTCTCAGAGCAAAAGCACTCAACACACTTCTGCTTAACCGTTGATGTCCGGCAAAACATTTGAAGTAATGCCTCGCGCCGTTCAGCTACCAAAGCCATGACACACTTCTCAACCTCATAAGCCTGGTCATTCATTTCAGGAGTCCATGCACCGAATGACCCTGCTGCACCCAATCTTGAAAAGGATGTTTGCCTCGGGTAGCCAAGGCCAGAATCTTCACGACGTGCACGCCAATCAGCCCACTGCACCAATCTGAAATCAATATATGTCGTTAACATTCCCTACTCCTTCAACTTGTAAAACTTGCAATTGGGGCCAACGTTTGGCACCCGCTTATGAAAACTAATCGCCTTGTCGTTACTACACCACCAACGGCTCAATGAACTCACACAATGATCACAGGCCCGGCAACCCAATTGATGAAGCTGATCATTGGCTACAATCTCAGCAGGATCCTGCCGATAATATCTAGCAGGTAAATCAGCCATGCCCAGCTCCCGCGTTAAACTTGTAATTGCCATCACTTCTAGGCTCCAGAAACACAAAACCCTTAGCACGAAGATGCTCAATGACTAAATCATCACTCTCGCTATATTCGCCAGCCATAAACACACGGCATCCAAAGAAATCTACCCCGTACAATTCCGCCAACTTCGGCGCGGTCAAATAGTGGCGCTCACCATCCAAACGGCTAACCACATACCCAGGGAAAAGAACGTACTTGCATTTGCTTCGCTTCAACGGATATGGGCTAACCGCCACCAACGGCTCAATACTGGCCGAAGTACGTGTGCTGAACTCCTGATCACCCTCAGTCGCTTGGATCAACTTAACCCCATTGCCGAAAACACCCCTTAATTCGTCGGCCAACTTCACAGCTTCCGGAAAATCCTCTCTAAACCCCATAACAAAAAACCTCCGAATGGCTAGAAATAAAGCTCCGTCCAATTAGTCCAATACGTCCAATCAAAAAATATAAATTACACACACATGCGCGCGCGTATGTGTGTGGGCGGGTGAGTTGCCTGTGTGGACTGACTGGACTAATTGGACGGAGCCAGTGTTTATGCGGACTTTCAAAAATCCACCTATTGGACGCAACTGGACGAAACGCTTGCTTTTCGGGCGCTGAATCACCCATCTCTGCTTGCGCTTGCTGCTGCGATAATTTAGAAGGGGATCTCATCTTCTTCAGTCCAATCACCCTTCAGTTCAATTTTTACAGCTGGCGCTTTGCCAGCTACCTGCACCCAATCATCAGGACGGTTGTAATACCTAATCCGCTTTTTGGATGGATTCTCTTTGTCGTCTGGCCGGGATTGCTTCCAGCCGAGCCTGTTCATGATCTTGCCAACCTGTATCGCATTGGCCTGAGTTTGCTTACCAGGCTCAATCTTCAGGCAGTCACTCAATACACTGGCAACACTTACACGGGCGAAAGTCTCAGACCATAACCACTCTGATATTCTTGATTCCCATGGATCATCGTATTCACGCAGGTTCTGCTCTGGCGCAAACAATCCAGTCTGTTCCTCTGCAGTTGGGTGATACCTGTCACCCCGCTCAAAACACATAAGCGCCTCAGCAAACAACTGCTCCCTGGCAGCGGCCAACCCTTCCAGGTCAATATCGCTAACCTCTTCAGTTTTAAGCGGCCAGAAGCGGCTGTTACCAGTCTTGTCTCGTAGATACGTGTCCTCATTGGTCGTACCAAAGAAAACCGTTCTACGCGGCCAGTCACGCGCATACTTATCAAATGGAGAGCGATATCGATCGATAGCGCTGGAGAGATACGCCTTAATAATCGGCGCTTCCTGGTTATTGAAAGAACCCAGCTCCGCAATCTCATGCAGCCAGGTGCCCTGGATGTTAATAAAACCATCCTTGCCGCGCAGGTCTAGCGGCGAATCGCTAAACCACTTACCCGCCAGAATCCGCGCAATGCTCGATTTACCACGCAGCTGAACACCCTCAAACACTGGCATGGCGCGCATAATGCAACCAGGCTTAAACGCTCGCGCAATCATCGATATCAAAAAATACCGACCGACTAGCGTAGTGTATTTCCCAGCACGAATGCCGCAATACTTAGTCAGCCATTCATCAATGCGCGATGTGCCGTCCCATTCAAGACTACTCAGCCAGTCAGTCAGCGGATCAAATGCATTCCGTGAAGCCATCAGCTTCACTGCCTGGTTAATCGTGTCTACGCTTCGCACCGTGAAGCCATGATAGGTTGATAACCACAGGCTCAGCTCCAGGTTGTCGCCATCGCCCCATTCAACTATTGATTCGTCATGGTGCATATCCCATGGCGCTGCGCGTCGCTTGATGATCCTTAGCGAAAACTTATCAAAAGCCACCACGCCAGCCAGGTCAGGGTGATAATTCAGAAAAGCAAACACATTCTCGCGGGTGTCAGCGATCTTGCCTTTTTCATATCGAAGATGATCAGACCAATCCCCCGATCCCTCTGCGTTAGCGGGTTTAGCGGTAGATTTGCTTTTTGACTTCTTCGGCAAAGAAGCGGACGAAGATGCAGACGCAGAAGTGTCTGTTTGCGTGTTTTCAGGAGCTGGCGTGTAGTCGCGTGTCTTTAATATGAAGTCTCGCAGGCGCTCTAATTCCCAGCCTTCGGCAATCGCGTCAGCAATATCCCATCCACTCTCCACAGAACCAGGGGCAGGCAAATCAACGATACGGAATTTAGTTTCCGGATCCAGCTCGATAAGCTTTTCTTTAATAGCCAGCATGGCCTTAACGCCTGGCTGCTCAATTTCTGGCAATAGCGGCTTACTATCAGGATCAACACCCTGCTCCACCTCTTTTTTGCTGGTAGGCTCTCTTTGCCCATCACAATCTGGCCAGGCAATAATATTGCGACCGGCTAACGGCGAAAAATCAACCTTATCAATCGCCCCAGTACCACCAGACCAGGTCACAATCGCGCACTTTGTGAGTAGCTTCAAAGGCGCATCTGCACACTTTTCACCCTCGACCAAAAGCACCCAAGCTTCAGGATTGGCAGCAAGCCTGTCCAGGCCATAAAGCGGCCTTTCGCCCGCCTTCCATTGCATCCAGCGCCATTCAGCTTTGCCTGTTTTCCGACTTTTTGCCCATACCAGCGGCAAAGTCTCTTTGCCACCATCCGAGGTGACAAATCTATAAACAAACCCGAGCCGCTCTCCCTTCGGGCCTTTGTAGGGATAGACGGTTTGAGGTTTACCACGCTTAATATGCGCGACTGGAGGCGCTTCTGCATTTGCTGGCGCCGCAAACATCGGCTCCCACTCAGGAGGCTCTTTTGGCTTAGCTTCTTTGATTGCTGCAGGGTCTACAATTTGAGCTTTACGCTCTCTTTGTGTGCCAGAATCACGACGGCAACCTTCTGGCAAAATGAATCCAATCTGGTCAGCCACTTCCATAGCGGCTTCTGGCATTTGTATGCCTTCGAGGTAAGCATAAAGTGCAATCAGATCTACAAACGGCTCACCGGCACCAAAATCAGAACCATGCCCATTAATCAGATTTATGCTGAGTGATGGCTTTTTATCTGAACGCAACGGGTTGCTCACCAGATATTCTTGCTTTGCACTGCCTGTATATTTACCGCCTGGCAGCCATCGTTCCAAGAGCGTTTCAGCACACCTTAATGCTTGTGCAGCAATTTCTTTATACGGGATGGGGGTGAGTTTCGCCACTACTTAACACCCGCCTCAACGATTGCTTTGGCGCGGGCCACTGACGCAACCACATCATCAAAACCCTTGGCGATTTTCTTAAACTCTCTACGGCAAATTCGTCTATCGCTATAAGCAAACTGATATTGAGCGCAGGCCTCACCCAACTCGCGGGTAATATCCATAAACGCCTCAGATACCTCAGCGCCAGATTCAGAAATTGCAGGCATGACAAACACCACTGCATTTGCCTTTGCAGCATAAAATTGAGCAACAGGGAGGTGAAGGTTAAGGCTTCTGATAATGGCCTCAATCTGAGGCTCATTAAGTTGGTCATCGGCATAATATGGGTTGAGCTTATTATTAAGAACCTGCTCGCTCATCTTCTTCTCGCGCGTGCTGTTGATTTCAGCCAACGCGATCTGCAACCCGTGCGGGGTGTTTGCAACCAGTGCCTGTAATAATGCAGTCAATTCCACATGTGCCTCCCAAAAATTACACGTTCTTATTCTTTGAAAAATCCAACACAATCACTCCATCAAAAAAATACCGCCCAAAGCCAAAAGGCTAAGGGCGGTGAATGGAGGATATGTATGCAAACAAATCAAACTTCGATCTGCTTACGCGGCATGCTTCGAGTGCACAGGCCATGCCAGACCTGTTTCGGGTTGCGCGGGCTGGAGTCGAACCAGCGACAGGTGGATTATGAGTCCACTGCTCTGCCATCTGAGCTACCGCGCCAAACATTTAAGCCACCTGCTTTCGCAAGTGTTCAGGCAAACCATCAGTTTCATGCGGATATAAGTCAGGCCTCAGCTGATGAGGCGTGATTTTCCACTGACTAACACGCCCAGCAGGAATCACATGCTCAGCAGGAATACCGTCTTTTGTCTTGTTTACCCATTTCCACACGTGAGATTGGGTAATTGCAATTTTCGGTTTTTCGTCAGCGTTCAATGCATCTGCCAGCCCTTTCTGGCTGCCGAATATGTCAATTAACTGCTCAAGAGGAGTTTTCATGACCGAATCATATAACCGCGGTTATATTAATGTCAATAACCATGGTTGTTTTACTTTTAAAAACCATGGTTGTATTTTCCAAAAATGAATTTCAACGAACGCTTAAAGTGGGCTCGGGAAGAAGCTGGCTTTACCCAAAAGCAGCTAGTCGACCTACTCCCCAAAAAACCTGACGGCAAGGCCATGATGTCGCAAGCAAACCTGGCCAAAATGGAAAAAAACGATAAAACTGTTGGCTCAAACTACTCATATTTCATTGCTATAGCCTGTGGGATAAGTCCCAATTGGCTGATTAACGAATCCGGTGATCCGAAAGGAATAACTGTGAATTACAAAGGGGATGAGCCGGAATATGAAGTACTAACTTTAATGCAAGCAATGGATGAAAAAACCAAAAAGCGAGCCGTGAGATTACTAAGTACACTTACTGATCCCAATGAGTAACATAATCACCTTCCTCCTACTGATAACAGCCATCTCGATAGGGATCAGCCATCTATTAAAGTTAATTAAAACAAGACTGAACATAGTGTTTCATCATGGGATACCGGTAAATCTATTAACTGTACATCACTGGACAGAACCCATAGAAAAGTGCCTGGATTTAGAAGTTGTTGGTGAATCCAACTACCAGTTGGATATAGGCAAGATAATCAATTCAGCCAATTTAATGGCCTATTTAATTCCTGAAAATAATAACCCTTACGATAAAAATGCTGTACGCATTGAAATTAACCACCTAATAGTCGGCTACCTTGACAGAGATGATGCTATTCAATTTCGAAAATTATTAAAGAAGAGAAATCTGGCCGACAACATAACATCCTGCAAAGCATCAATTACCGGCGGACATAAAAAGAATGAGGTGACACTCGACTACGGAATTGAATTAGATCTATCCTCTTAAGCTAAATAATTCATATAGATTTAATATTGAAATTAAAAAAGAACCCGCCAAATGGCGGGTTTTTTTGTTGAAAAAACCAAAATTAACTAGTGTTTTTTCAAATATACCAGTAAATAATATAACCATGGTTGTTGACATTAAAATAACCTTGGTTATATTATGCAGCCATATTCACTTACTGGAGTGTGAAAATGGCGGCAGCAAGAAAGGATTGGATTCACGACGACAGCATGGATCAACGCTTTGTTGACCAATGGAATCAGGCTGCTTTACCAATTCGCGCAAAGCTTCTAAAAAACGCAACGCGCGACCCCTACCTTAAACATCTCTCGTGGGACGCTCTTCCAGAGCTGGTTCGTGCGGATGTTATTTACGCCATCCAGCGCCAAGGAAAAGAAGACCAGCAGTTTGATGCAGCAGTTAAAGCAGAAGCTGCCAAACGCCATGCACAACACCACACTATTGCCGCCAATGATCCACGCTTGTGGTGGAACAAGGACTGAGCCATGTGCGTACAAGCCATTAAAACCAAAATCGGCAAGGCAGCGTTTCGCGTGTCTTGCTTCATTCATTACAGCCTGACCGACAAAGCACACGTCGCACATACAGGCACATTCTCGATTTTCACCCCCGAGTTTCAGACAGAAATCGAATTTGATTTAAATGCAGACGACACCCGCAATCTGATTGCAGCACTTCAGACGCATTTAAAAACCATCCAGCAAGCTCAGGCCGAGCTCGCAACCTCTCAGACGCAAGCCGCATAAGGAGCCGCTATGTGTAATCGCCATGAATTAACTGCTTTGCACCCGAATGAAACTGTCCAGACGTCTGCACTGGAGATTCAGCCTGATCCAGAAATCAGCGGCATGATCATTAGCCGACGTGAAAAAGTGAAGAAACCATCTGGCAATCAAGAAGTGCTAGACACCTCCGACCCGCTACCCCTTCACGACTTCGGGCCGTTCGCCGGTGTATTTACGGCCATTGCCCTTACAGCTGCTGGCGTCGGCATCGTCCTGGGCATCATGAGCCTGATCGACTGGATCCGCTTTGACCTCTATCTGCTTCCGCTGGGTGTGACATGGTAGAGCTGCTGCTTCATATCGTCTTTTGCATCCTCCGTCTGCTGGTTGCCGTGTGGCTCTACCTCATAACCCGCTACAGCTGGCGTTTGTCCTGGCAGCAGGCGGCGAGGTAAGCAATGACTTACGAAGCATGGCGTATTACCTACCAATCGAGCGAACAGGCCGCACGGGCTGCTTACGCCCAAATTATCCAGCTTAGCAACGCGGCAAACGAGCTGGCATTGGCCTTAGAAGCCTTAGTAGATAAAGACCTGACAAGCGTGGATCGTGAAATCGTTGCAGGAATTGAAGCGGAAGACGTTTTGAAGGCTCGCAGCGTACTTGCGGACTATAGAGCAGGGAGAAAATGAGCATGAATCAACATACACAAGAGCCTTGGGAGGCCTTCAGCCATTGTCCAGGACAATGCTGCTGGGAGCTTCGACGGGTTGGCACTGACTCACCATTTGATCAAATCAGCAATCCAGAAATGAGTGAGCAAGATGCCAAGCGGATTGCCGCTTGCGTCAACGCTTGCGAAGGGTTGAGCAATGAGGATCTCATTAAAAATGGATTCAAAGGATCAGTCGGCCATATCTTAACCAGCCAATTATCGGCAGAGAGTCTTAATACCGATCTGGTCTGCGCACTCTACAAAGTGCTGCCATTCATTGAAGACGCCGAAGACAACCCTGTTTATAAGCCTGGCATTGCCGCCGACCTGGTCAAGCAATTAAAAGCGCTAATAAAGCGCGCCGAGGGGTAAACCATGCAACGCCACGAACAGCGCCAGGATAACTACGACATCAACCAATTCAACCGCAAGGGCTATATCTGCCTGATATCGATTGCCCTCGCCCTGCTTATATCAGGAGCATTTCAATGAAAGAGCATATTGAGGCTGGCGCATTGTTCGTGGCCAATCACTCTGGTGGTAAGGATAGTCAGTGTCTGCTTATCAAGCTACTAGAGGTCGTGCCGCGCAAACAGATTGTCGTTATCCATGCATCACTTGGTGAAGTTGAATGGCCTGGAGCGCTTGAGCTCGCCCGCGATCAAGCAGCAGATGCTGAGCTGCCTTTCATTGTCGCCAAAGCATCCAAAACCATGTTTGAGATGGTCGAGCGGAGATTTGAATCGCGTCCGGAGGTTCCTAGTTGGCCGTCTGCGTCAACACGGCAATGCACCAGCGACCTTAAGCGTGGCCCGATCCAACGCGAGGTCAGGGCTTATGCTAAGGCAAATGGCTTCGACACGATTATCAATTGCCTTGGTTTGAGAGCTGCCGAATCTCCAGGCCGCTCGAAGCGTGAGCCATTCAGCCGCATGGGCATCAGCAACTCTGTGCTGACCTGGTACGAGTGGCTTCCTATCCATGGCCTGTCAAAAGATGAGGTTTTCACCACCATCCGCGATTCAGGGCAAGAACCTCACTATGCCTACGGACTAGGCAATGATCGCTTGAGCTGTGTTTTCTGCCTCTATGGAAGTAAAGGTGATATCCAAAACGGCGGCAGGCACCTACCTAGACTTCTTGAGAAGTATGACGCGATTGAAAAACGCACCGGATACACCATGCATATAAGCAGAATTCCGATTATGGAGATTGCCGCATGA